AATCAACCAAAACAATGGGATGAAATTTTCTATCAGAGTTGTATAAAAGCCTTTCAAGAAAGAAGAGGCGATCGTTCTGAAGCTTTGAAAAAAATGGCTTTGAACAGAACTGATCCTGATTTTGGCATTATGATTACAGCCAAGACCCAGTGGAAGCTCAAAGAAAGAGAAGAGAGTGATGCCAAGGCATTGCAACCAATAATGGTTCATTCAGATCAATATTTGTTCACTTATGGTCCTTATGGGATTTATTTGCTGGAGAAATTATTATCAGATATTCCAGATTATTGGTATTTCCATGCAAAGAAAACTCCGGAGGATTTTGAGTCCTGGGTTGAAAGTTATTTTCAAGCTGGTTCTAGTTTTGAAATGAATGACCAAAAGGGCCAAGATCAAGCTACTCAGGGCTGGGCCGTAGTTCTTTTTGAACACTTGATGCATCATTATTCCTTTCCTTTAGAAGTCATCAGGGGTTTCAGAGAAGACAAAGTCGGAAAAAGAGTCAAAGAGAAAATTATGGCTATTATGACAGATTCAGGGGAAGTTTGGACTTATCTCATTAATACCGTATCATCTACAGCAAGAGAATGCGCCATGTTCGGCTTAAATCCTGGAGTTCCTATGGCAAATGGAGGAGACGACACCATGAGAGCTGTTGCAGGAAATATCACTAATGATTATTTGGCTGTGGCTCATCAAGACCCTTGCATTGATAAACGGTACACATCTCAACGTGGTGATTTCTGTTCATTCATAGTGCATAATGGGATACTTCTGAAAGACCCAGTGATATTGTGCAAACGTTTTTTGGGCAAATTATCGATGGGAAAAGGTGAAGAAGCTGTCTTGGGTTATTATCATCTTTGGAGTTTCAATTATCGTAAGGCGGATTTATTGTATTCGTGTTTCGATGAAGATGAGATGGAGGCCCATTCAATAATGACACGAGTGATGTTCAACTTGAAGAAACATGGAGTAAATACCAAGCCAGATTGGTCTCTTTTGAAAGTTTCTGGTGATCCTCATGAAGATGTTAACGGGATCAAAATAATGAGCTCACTGACGACAGAGGTTGAATCTAAAATTTTCTCGGGATTAGATTATCATTCTGCTGAGTCAAAAGAAAAAACCCCATTTAATGTTGTTAAACAAGAAATTGACAACATTATAATGGCACAATTGAACTAGTACACCCAGAAAATGTGATATCTACATGGCAGAAATTATAACACAAGATACTGCTGTGTTATCGGCACAGGCACGGTTGGAGCCAAATATTTCTGTTGAGCATCCTTTTTCTCACGAATTCAATTTTAACATTGCTGGAAAATATACATACTCTGGGTCAATCATGGAATTGGTTCAATCATGGTTGGCTGGCTGTGGGAAAGTGGATCTTGTGAGTCTTGAGTTGAAGTTCAAGATGTTAGAGGAGAAACAAACAATGCAGATTGGGTTCTGTGATTTGAATTCTTCTTTGACTATTGATCAAGTTGCTATGAAACTGAACGGAGTGGACATTACATCTAACGCCAGGACTGTAGGAGATGAGTATGTTAAGAATCTCATTCCTGAAGATACTTTGAGTAGGCAATTACAACCTATTTCTTCTATGCTTTTAGCTACGAAAATTATGATAGCAAAGGATGAAAAGGTCCGAGCAAATCTGATTATTCGTTTGAAAGTTCATGGAGTGATACGTGTGTATGCTACTTTAAAAGTTTGAATGACTTACATGATATAGCAGACAATGCTGAAGTTCGTCAATTCAATTCTGGATTAGAAGTAGATGAGGGTTTTCAATCCGATCAAGATGAAGATATTCATTATTCTCATATCAAATCAGAAGAAGGTGACATTTTATTTCCTTATCCTCATTTTCGTTTATTATCTGATAAAATGCATAAAATTCGAATAAACAAATATTCAAACATTTATTGGTCAGTGTCTAATCACTTAGTGGGTTGGAAAACTGATTTATCAGATGTTTGGAACCAATTACCAGAAGATGGAATTAATGATTTCATGTCTGATATTGGTTGTATTCTTTTACCTGATGATCAGGATGTTTATATTATTAAAACTTAAAGCAAGATATTATCTTGTTAGTTTTAAAAGACTAAGGTCTTTTTAAAAAAAAAAAAAAAAAAAAAAAAAAACACAATCGGAAAAACACAACAATGAAACC